ACTAAGCACGAAGAATAATCTTAGCCTTGAACAGGCTCAGACATCGGAAACCACCTCGAAAGAGGTTTTTTTGGTTTCTAAGGCAAAAAAACTAGAGAGTTTTGAGAACAAGGTTTCTCTGACTGATTTGGAACTAAAAGAACTGCTTTCGCTAGTAGGCTTCAAGGGCAAAGACCTTGTAGTTGCTTGGGCTGTTGCTAAGAAGGAGTCTAATGGGCGACCACTGGCTTTTAATGGCAACCACAAGACTGGCGACTCATCTTATGGAATGTTCCAAATCAACATGATTGATGCCCTTGGTCCTGATCGCAGAACCAAGTTTGATCTTGACTCTAACGCTGAACTATTTAATCCCGTCAAGAATGCAGAGATTGCATACTATATGACAAATGGCGGAGAAGACTGGTCTTCATGGAAGGGCATTACCCCAAAGACTAGAATGTGGATGAGTAAGTTTCCAAAGTAATATATAAATAAATTTACCCCCTTTGAGAAATCTTTGGGGGTATTTTTATGCCTGCTACAACACTTCTCCATTTACAAAGTCAAGTCCAGCAAATTTTCCATACTGCTCCAGGGTTCTTTCTGTTCCAAGAAGACCTTCTCCCACTGTTCCTTCTGTAAGTGTCTTATAAACAATTTCTCTAGACTTTGCATTCATGTCTTCAAACTGTTCTGGAAAATCATGCCAGAATATCTTTCTTCTATTAATTTCAGGATTTGGATGCTCATGGTTATAATACAAATGATACATAAACTGTTGCTTTGGTACCAGCATGTCATATCCATGGGTATATGCTCTTGCTGCCATCATTATCTCTTCTCCCCAAAAAGCCATATCTTTATTTGGTGCCATGAATGGTCCTACAGTAAATACGCACCCAGCAGATATTGACTTTGTGTATATCTCTCCTTCTGCTGGAACTGCGGTTTGGGAAGGAATTCTTAATTGCTTAAACTCTTCTGGTTTTTGACTAAAACTAACCTTGCTCTTGTAATCTAAGTCTAAAATGTCATGATCTATTTCTTTAAAAGTAGTATCCTTATACCAGTAATTTCCTGGGTACATTGTTATAAGTGGTTTTGCTATCCCCTGGATCTGATAATCTAAAACAGAGTGTATTGCAATTTCATCCCACCCATCTACAAACCTTGAATGCGAATCACATTGAAAATAAAAGTCTTCTCCATTGTAAAACTGATGAGATATATATCTTCCTGCCCCAACACCCACATTTTCTGGAGCAAGGCTAGTTGTGTACTGTATATTTGGGATATCTGGCAAAACTATCTCTGAAGTATCTAAATATGATACATGCACACCAAAATTTATTTTGTGCTTGCCACTTGATTTGTTTATAATATCAAGAATTGTTTCTCTAAGTTCTAGATCTCTGTAAGAACTAATTGATACAAAGATGCTTGCCATTAGTCTCCCCAAATAGCGTGAACACATGTTTTGCAAAAGTTTTCAAATGATTTAACAGTCATCATTTTATGCTCAATGCTCATCCATATATCACTAATTGGTTTGTTATTTACATTTCCAAATACCGTTTCAAAATCATAATCATTACAACAAATAAAGGTATCTCCGTTTGCAGCAACATGTAGCCAGCCATTTGGTCTTCCACCAACTTCTTTGCCATTGCCACATCCTATAACTCTTGTTCTACCTTGTTGTTCTTTTTCTACAATTCCGCCAATGTTAGTTATAACCTGATGAGTATCTAAGTGTCCATTTCTGTCTACCAGATATGGCATCTCGTAAATGTTTAACTGAGGGAATCTCTCTACCCAACCATTCTTCATTCTTGCAAGTGTTCCTGTTGCAGGATCCATATCCATTACTGGTGCATTTATTAACTGCTGAATCCATCCGCCATACTCAACTAAAGAATTCTTGTTTATTCCGTTAACCTGAATAGATATTGTATTTTTTGCAATCATTTCTGGAAGTTGTTCAACAGCATATGATACTTGCTCAATTAATTTATCAAACATCTTAACTGGTTTACCTGTTGCTTTTGCCCATTCTTCTGGCTCTGAAGCAGGCATGTTAAAACAAATACCATATACCACATCTTGATATTCTTTAATTAAATCTGTTCTTGCTTTTGTAAGAGATGTTCCATTTGTCAAAACAATTGTTCTGATATTGTTTTTTCTTAATATTTCTAGCATTTCTGGAAAGTATTTGTAAAGTAACACTTCGTTATAATGTGCAGTATATATAAAATCAAAATTTTCTGAAACAAAAGTTCCTCTTCCAGCAACTAATTGATCAATAATACTTTCAAACAACTCTATAGGCATAGTTGTTCTTTGTGCTAAGGGGTTTTCTGCGTATCTTACTGGGCAAAACCAGCAACCAACATTACAAAGACCATTTGGGTCAATTTGTGCCATTGATATTTTATATTGATAGTCCATTTACCATTTACCTATTGGACATTTTGCTGCTTCTAGTTTTGTTTTTAAACTCATAATGCATCCGCATTGCTTACACTGAGAAGTTAAAGAAATTAGTTCTGGGCATGCTTTGCATATTTCAAATCTAGCACTTGCTTGTTCATCAGTTGAATGCTTTGTTCTTGGATTTAAAAGATCTAACGGAGTTACACCATTTTTTTCTTTATACTGCTGCCATATTGATTTTGACATTTATTCCCCTTAAATAGTTGTTATTCTATTATACCTGATCGTTCTCGGATGCTCTAGGATGTCCAGGCTGCCAAGGCAGGAAGCCTGTCATGTCTCTATCTGTAATGATAAACTTTTCTCCATCAAACCTTGCATGTGGAGAAATAACATATCTGCCATATGGGTAATCATTCAAGTTTAAAACAGTTGGATCGCTAAGAAGAACGCTTCCAAAGTATTCGCTAGTCTGTAGTTCATCTACAACTTCATTATTTTTAATAAATCTGACAGTTATTCCATCGTGGTCTGGGTATAAAGAAGAAATATCTACAACACTGTCGCTATTTAAAAACATATCAGTGTATTCTTGCCAAGTTGGGATATCATAGACACATTCTCCGTCTATTACCCATACCAATGCAACTCCATCAATACCGTCGTTTCCTCTGACATATAATATACTTGAATCTGTTAACATCCTATTCCTCCTTGATAACATCTATTTGCTGTTCCTGTACATGGTGCTCCAGATCCGCAACCGCCAAGATCACACCCTACTGATGCACAGCATCCTACTGATACTCCAAGAGAAGTACACTGTGTTCCATTAAGTGTTGGTGCTGAAGTCGTAGTTGTTGTTGGTGCTGCAGTTGTTGGTGCTGCAGTTGTTGGTGCTGCTGTTGTTGGTGCTGCTGTTGTAGCAGGGGCTGTCGTAAATGATGGTGGGAAGAATGGAGGGAAGAATGGGGGGAAGAATGGAGGTGCTGTTGTAACCCAAGGTGTTGAAGAACATTCTCCAAAGTTATTTGACCAGTAGTATCCGCATGCTGAACATTGTGACTGTGTTAGAGATGATGGCTCTGCACAAGGAGATGCAGTAGTTGTAGTTGGTGCAGGAGTTGTGGTTGCTACAGTTGTAGTTGTAGTAGGAGCAGGTGTTGAACCAGTTGTAGGCGCTGGAGTTGTTGTCGTTGTGGTAGTTGTTGGTGCCGATGTAAATGATGGTGGGAAGAATGGTGGTGCTGTTGTTGCACCATTACAACTTTGTGGTGTTGTATAAACTCCACCTGAAAGGTTGCTTCCTGCTTCTAGATTACAAAGTGACTGAAGTCCTGTTACTGCTGCACCTGATGAAGAATAGTTTCCTTGAACTCCATCGCCACTAGTACAGCATCCATAGTAAGTAGTTAGTGATGGTGCTGCTGTAGTTGTTGTTGATGTAGTTCCAGAACCACACGCTGCAGGAATTCCAAGAAGATTAATAATCTGTGCAGAAGACAATCCTTGTGTAGATGTTGTTCCAGTTATGTTAGATATTCCTGAGCCAGTTGGCGCTGTTCCGTATCCACCAGAGTAGTTTCCACTGAATCCATTACATGTTACATAAATTGCATATGTTGGTGCTGCTGTAGTTGTAGATGTTGTTATAGTTGAACCAGTTGATGTTGTAGAACAGTTAATTGAAGGTATGTTTGATGATCCAGTATAAGATCCAGTTTGAATACCTGTTACTAATCCAGTTGGGCAAGCAGCATCTAAATTATCCTGTGCAGTTGCAAGGCTTACACCGCTTGTTCCAGTAACCTGTGAATTAGATGTGCTGCAACATCCAGTTGCCCAGTATACGCTAGGTGCTGCTGTAGTTGATGTTGTTCCTGAAGTTGTGCCAACAGTAGTTCCAGATGTTGTTCCTGAGTTACAAATTGTACATGATGTTGTTGTTATTGTAAATGCTTGAGTTACCTGGGTTCCAGTCTGATTTGGACCAGAGTATAGTCTGAGGGTTGCTGTTTTTGTTGTACTACAAGTTCCAACTAGCAGAGATGCAGATCCTCCGCCACCAAAGTTTCCATATACTGGGTCTGTCCATCCAGTAGAGTTTGTCACTGCCCAAGAAGAATAGTTACTTCCTGTCCATGAAATTGTTATAGTTGTACAGTCGCTGCTTTCTGTCATTGAATCAATAGATGGTGTTAGTGGTGCTGGAGTTGTTCCTGTTGTTAATGTAGTCTGTGTTGTTTCAGTTGTAATAGTAGTGTTTGTCGTAAATGATGGTGGGAAGAATGGTGGGAAGAATGGAGGAGCAGTTGTTATTGTTGTTCCTGAAGTTGTAGTAGTTCCTGAAGTTGTAGTAGTTCCTGAAGTTGTAGTAGTTCCTGAAGTTGTAGTAGTTCCTGAAGTAGTGGTCGTTGCTGCAGTAGTTGTTGTTGCAACGCCTTCATAAATATCTCCGTATGCGATCCACTCATTTTCTGCAATTTTTAAAAGTGTTGCTTTACCATACTGTGCGTCAATGTACATTTGTCCATTTTTGCTGTTGATAGTAACTCCAGCACTTGGAGAAAAAGTTGTTCTTCCTGTTCCAATTTCAATTAGGTTATACTGATATCCTACTGGTATCTCTACTGCAGAATTCAAAGGAATAGTCAGTGCCATTGGAGAACTAGTGTTAAGAAGAATAGTCTTGCTGACATCTGCTGCTTCCAATGTAAATGCTGAACTTTTTGTAATAATAGTTGAAACATTAGAGATTCTTGGCTCAACATCAAAACTTTCATCAACTGAATTCCAGTCAAGCCCTACTCCAGCAAGTTCAGAATATGCTCCTGTTGATTCTTCTATTGCATTTAATATTTGTGTATTTACATAAGACTGAGTTGCAAGCAGTGCTGTATTTGCTATTCCATGGACATCTGTGGTATCTGAATTATGCGTAGATATTGCAGCATTTCGGTTTACTACTTCTGCTGCATCTGCATCTACCAGATTTTGAAGGTGCTTTGCAATTGATGGGGTTAATAGAAGTGATGTATTTGTATTGGCACCGTCATAGGTGTAAGATCCATAGTGATAAAGCCTTAATGCTGCCTGAATATCTGCTGCATCTGAAAGACCAGGGATTTTGGTATTGAAGAGTCCAGTACCATTAACGGTATTGTCAATATTCTCTTCTGCCACTATAAATCACCCTTTTTCATTATACCACCGTAATAAATAGGTGGACGTTTTTAGGTCCCGTCATAGGGGCCCATTCTCCATCAATATATTCTACACCCTTTATTTCAAGTGGCAAAGCAAAAAACCCTTGACTTGTTTCTAGGTCCTTTACTATAAGATTAGTTGCTAGTGGTCCAGCATTTTCTGGGGAAGAAATAGAATACTGAACATTAAACTTAAGTGGAGTTGGATCTCCAATAGATAGATCATAAATCTCTGTTAAGTTGATTGGAGGTATTACAATTTTTCCATCTAGAGCAGTTACTTGCTTTATAGAAGAATAGAAGTCAGTCTTTAAGGTTAAAACTGGAACCCACTGTAATCCTCCTAGTGCTGCTACTCTTTGAAAAACAGTCTTGTATGTTGTTGAGAATGGATTGTAATCTATTGCAATATCTAATGCCTGGACATCTTGAACAATTGTTTCTGCAACTGCTGCATTTCTTGGATCTCCTAGAACGGCAATAACAATGCTTCCACGGTCTCCTTGTGGACCTATATCTAGGTCTAGGCTTATGCTTTCTGGACCACCAAAAACTGTTAAATCATCATTTGATAAAAGTATCTCTGCCATCAAGCACCTGAAGTTGCAGACGTAGCGCCTGTAACCTGATCTGTAATTGTTATTTTGCCTGTTAGCAAAGTCTGAACAATCTCATACTGACCGCTACCTGGCAATCCTGCTGGCTTTTTTACCTCAACGTCATAAACATATTCTGTACCTGCAATTAAATTAACAGAGTCTCCTGGTCTTATTGCACACTGAACAAATGTATTATCGTCTGATACTCTAGCAAAACACCTAATTGGAACTACTGGTGTAGAAACACCATTTATAATCTGTGTTGAACCACGGGCTGATGCAATTGTGAACTGAGCACTGTCATATGGTGCTACAGTGTCTGTTACATCATCTGGGGTATTTGCATAGTTTGTAGGTATATAAAAAGGACTTAGGTCAAAAACCGTTCCATCGTTCTTTTTCGGGTAGATACGAAATTCAAAGGTATCACCTTTATAATAGTTAAAGTCATAGGTCGCTGGAAATGCCATAGTTTTATTATACCACGCTGACGTAGACAGAATTGAGAATTACAGATGCATCAAAGTCCGTTCTAATTTGAGGAACTGCACCATTTCCCCACATAGCCTTGTCTTCAATAAATATGTTCTGGGTAACTGAAAGGTTGTAGACATTCTGGTACTTTAAGGACCCTACTAACTGAACAAACTCTTGATCCTTGCTTGCAAAATATGTCCTTAGCCAAACCTCAGTATTGGCTGTATAGGTAGTTAGTTCAAAGTTGTATGTTACGAATATTTGGGAGCCTTCTTTTATTCCGTGGAAGTTTAGGGCTCTTTGGTGGCTATTCCAAAGGCTTGTACAGCCTTTAGGAAGGTATGTCTCATTTTGGGTTTTATCTTTTGTGTCCAAGAGAAGCGTTACCCAACCATCGTCTCCTTGAGAGATTCCAAGTTTAATTGGTTTGCTGATTGTATTGGTATAAGATGCCCATCCTGCTTGCTGTCCTGAAGATGATAAAGAACTCAGTCCGTCTTTACCTGCTGGACCTTGAGCACCTTTTGGACCTGTCTTTCCCTCTGGACCTTCAGGTCCTTCTTTTCCATCTTTACCGTCTCTGCCTGCAGGTCCCTGTGGTCCTACTGGACCAGGGACTGGAAGAAATGAAAGCGAATTGTCTGCAGTAGGAGATGCTTGACTTTGTTCTACTTGAGCAGCATAACTAGATTTTTTTGCACCAGGGAAATCCATAGATTTAGAAACAGCCATAACTGTATTATCTCACGATATTATTCAGCAGTTATATATGTACCGTTGATGTAAATCTTTGTTGCAGTAGTTAAAGTTGCTGGTGTACCCTGTTTAAATAGGGCTTCCATTAATGGAGAGTTTGCACCACCTGCTTGCTTTAAGTAATGCAAATCAAGGTCTTTAGTGTTTGCTAAATGATCTGCCTGCAAAACCACATGTCCTGCAATATCTGGATTTACTGTTGGATCAACTAATGCCCATGCTTGGAAGTGATGCATTGTTCCTGTCAATGGCATAAATGGAAGTTCTGCAATGTATTGTCCAGTACCGAAATTTGTCAAGGTAGCAAGATCAATTTCAACAAAGAAAGTAACAGAGCGACCATTCTTAACATAGTGTGAATTATATGTTGGATATGTAGCACCTGTTCCAGTAAATGCTAAACCAGTTGCTTTAAAGTTTGGAGACCATCTTGTGATTTCCCCATTAACACCAGCCCCTGGTATATAAGCAGTTGTTTGTATTGTTTGATCAGGAAATTCAATTCCAAATCCTTCTGATGCTGCAATCTTAATTCCATTGTATGCACTAAGAGTGATGTCTCCTGGTACTGCCATATTTACAATCATTGGCTCTTCTGGTGGAAGAATGATTACTGGAGTATCGTCAAAGGCTCCAAAAGTCCACACATAGTTTCCATTATCTCTGGTAAATACATAATTCCAGCCAGGATTAAATGTAAGTTGTGTGCCATTATTTGATATAGCAGTATATTGTGTTGTATTTGATTGTGAGTCTCTAATTACATTATTGATAATATATTTAACTCCATTATCAATAGTAAAATCATTATAGTCTGGTTCTGCAACTTCTGTAGAAACTATATATGTCGTACTTGATTCAGTGTTAATGTTTTGATATGACCAAGAGTAGTCTTCTTTTTTTGCTTGAATGGTTACATCACCAGTTGAGTCACTTACATGCACCCCTGCTCTTTCGCCACCAAGAATAAGTTCTGCACTAGAATAATCTTGTGCTCCGCCTGCACGAATATGGATGTGGTTTGGTGCAGTTGGATCAATTATAATATGTTGGTCTGATCCAGTATTGTCTGTGTCTGGAAAAAGAACAATTGTATCGTTACCATATCCGTCACCTGAAGAATTATCTGGATTAGAGATATATCCTGAACCAGGAAGTTGGAATCTACCTTCAGAATCCATTCTCCACTCTTGGATTATTTCAGATTCAGAGTCTTCGTTGTTTGTTGTAAAACGAATATCATCTGCTGCATTAAGATGAATATCATCTCCTGCACCAAGGGTTTGAATGTAGAGATCGTCGCCAGCAGTTAAGTATAGATCGCTATCCTCTCCTGCTGCAATTGTCATACCCTTATCTCCAGGAAGACTGATTATGCTTCTACCAGTATTTTCTGAATCATCTGTAAAGATAAAGTCTGCAATGTTTGCTGTACCGCCACCAGTGTTAGTAGAGAATATATCCCACTCTGCAGTGTTGCCAACTGGATCTGCTAAACCACCATTTGATTTTGCAATGTATAAATTGTTATCGCTTCCTCTTACAACTGCAAGATCTGCAACGTATCCATTACCTGAAATGTAGTTTCCTAGATATACAAGTCCTCCAGAGCCATCTGCTCCGTCTTCACCATCAGCACCCTTTGCTGCTAATAGGTTCCAAATAAATCCTTCTGAAGGTGTGTCTCCAACGTTTCCACCATTTGCATTTGCACGGTACCAAAGTTGTCCATTATATGTTGCAATATCTCCAACGGCATATGATGCACCGCCATTGTATTCTCCAGTATAATTCCAAAGAGCATCTGCTCCGTTAGACCCTGCTTGTCCTGCTGGGCCTTGTGGTCCTGGTGCTCCAGAACCTGATCCGCCTGCTGTAGTAAACCGTGCCATTCTTATTCAAGTCCTGTCTTAAGAACTGCAAGGTATGTGGGTGCATCTGCAATTGCATAAAGTGCATCCAAGCCAGGTAGTTCAACAGACCATGCTGCACCAGGTGCTAGACGGTATCCAAAATCTTCTTGATTAACTCCTTCTCCACCAAGATACACATATGCTGTATCGCTTAGGTTTTGAACTGTAATGTCCATGCCAGAGTGCATTCCATTTGGAGTAAGGCGTGTAGCCTCAGTGTTGCTAAGTTGTGGGTTTGAGTGAGTTGTCATGAAATGATTATATCATTTGTTTACTTTGAAAGTTTTATCTTTAATTCTAACCAGTGGTGGCAACTCAGGTCTTGGAGTTGATATTTTAACTACTGCCATTATAGACTACCTGTTACATCTCCAATTACTGAGATGGTTCCAATCAAAGGAGTCCAAACAGTATTTTCATCAATAACTACCTGAAGATCAAAAGTTAGTTCTGTAACAATAGACTTGTATCCAGTACCCCAAAACTGAGTGATAGATGCTGGAGCCATAATATCTACGTATCCTTCGCCTGGTATAACTTCCAGGGAATCCAAGAAGTCAGACTGAGGATCATAAGAAGTAGCCTCAAAGGTCCAATCAAATGTATCAAAATATGTTGCTTCGTCATCTTCTAAAAATTCCACACGAAGCGGAGAGGTATCTCCTCTAACAATTTGCCACTTGATACGAGCAGGGTCTGCTCCAAATATTTCAGGTCCATGATTAGCCATAATAATTGATTATACCATAAAAAATGACTAATACCAAGGTTGGTGGGTATAGGACAAACCAAGGTATTAGCCAATAATAAATTATACCATAAAGGTACAAAACGGACATGATATTTAAAGTTATCAAATTGTTATAATTAGGAATGTCCGATTTGTTACTTTTAGAACTATTCACCAAGATTGGGATAGTGTATACTTAAAATATATATAAAAGAAAAGAATATCTTTATAGTTTTAAAAACTATCTTTATATATAGTATATAGGAAAATTATTCTTTATCAACTTTAGCAATATGCTTAATTAAAATATTGTACATTTCGTCAAGTTTTCTTTCTTGACGGTCTCTAAATTTTTCGGACTCATCTTTATGTTCTTTGAGTTCTTTTTCCATTCGATTCATCTGGTCCTTGACACTTGACCCACCATTGGTTTTAAGTTCACTGAGATAATGCTTAACTAGCCACTTGATTGACAAGCCGATTGATGATACAATTGTAAGTATTGCTACGATTAACGAAGCCCAGTCCTGGATTGTCATAACTAGATTATTATAAGGGGTATTTTAATAAAATGAAAACAGACATACTTGACACTTTAGAGTATTCCAAGAATTTAATTATATCCCCTGACATGGATGGTTTTATGACCGCAAAATTATTGGAGCGTTTTAACGGTTCGAAAATAGTAGGTTCGTATGACAAAAATATTTTATGTCTTGCCGACGGGATCAATCCAGAGGAATGCTTGTTCGTCGATTGCGATATGAATCGACAAGAGTACGTATCTCTCGGCAACCATATGCGACTCTTAGAAGATAATATGTCAGTCGAGTCTTTTAATCCGAATGTGCACTTCGGCGTTTCGACATATAGCGACAAGTTTCCTTTCGCAACCGCTTTTTTGATTTCGTTCGCAATAGAGGCTGACCTATCCGAACAAGACCT